AAAGCAGAACATTCATTGACATCATTAGTATCTAAAGATAACTTTAAATCCTATGATGAATTGAAAGTTCGATTAGATAAAACTCTAGGCTTTTCTGGTAATCTAGCATCAACTCCTATGTCACGAGCTGACCAAGAAGATGATTTTACATCACAGTTTGAAGAGAGAGCACCAAAAGTGCAGTCACCAAGCACTCCTGAAATTACAACTGGAAGTGACTCTGATGACGATTTAAACTTTTTTAAATCATTAGCTGAAGAATCATAATCTTTAGATAGGTAAAGGGGAGCATTTAGCTCCCCTTTTTTTATGCCTAGAAACCTTGTGCTGCTCTAGATTTGAATAACGTCAATAGATCATCGTTGTATGGTGATGCCATACCACCACCCGTCACAGAAGTGTTGTTAACATTAGTAATATTGGTACCAGTTGTCGTTGAAGCCATAGCTTGAAGAAGAGCTGATAATATTTCAGTGAAATTTTCTTCTTTTTTGTCGTCTAATTGTTTGCTTAAATCTTGTGTAGCTTTTGTATTTTTATCAACAGCATTCTCTAAAGGTTGATTAGCCAACGCAACACGCTCTGCTATTTCTTTTTCTATGTTAGCTGGTCGTTCAATGTCTCTCACGAATGCTTCAATGGCTTCTCCCACAGTTCCTGCTTTACTAAAACTTTTTGATTTCTTAGCTGCTTGAATTGCTATATCAATATTAAAATTGGGGTCTTGTAATTGTTCTACAGAGTAGCCAGAACCTAATCCGCCCTTTCTGTTCATTTGAAATAAACCAACACTATCTTCTTTGTCGGTAATGTTTCTTATATTAGGATTTAATCTTGATTCATCAAATGCGTTAATAACTGCGGCTTCTGCTTGCTCGGCCGTAAATCCTGCTTCGATAAATCTTTTCCTGATTAATTTAGCCATTTCACTATTAAGATCTTTTTTAGACATGGCTGTAGGTGATGTGCTGGCTTTTTCTGATGAACTATTTTGTCTGATTGGTTCTGGAAACAGAGATTTAGCTTGCTCTTTGTATTGTTTAAATCTTTCATCAAATGGTTTCATACCAGATTTATAAGGAAACTCAAATGGCGTACCTTTTCTATCCTCAATCTCTTGTCTATTTGCTTCAACAATTTTTCTAGTATCTTTAATGGTATTTTCAAAAGCACCTATGGATTGATAAGGAAATCTAGAATCTTTCGGTGTTTCGGTCAAACCCTTAGCTTTCATATCTGCTAAAATCTGTTCTTGTTCAGCAAGGTCTTTCACCGCATTATCTCTACGTCTATTCGCTAATAATTGTCCACCACCATATAAAGCACCTGCCGCAGCACCAGCGGTAGCTCCTGCTGGTCCTCTTAGTGAACCCCCCACAGCGGCACCAATCACAGTATATAAGCCCACTGTATTATCATCTAACCACTTATAGAATATTGCTTTAATATCTTTCCCTATACCCACAAAAATATCACCTACAGCCATAAATGATGCAGTAACATTAATCATAATATTGTTGTATAGTTTCGCTATTTGATATGATATCTCGTCTGCTAAATTTTTCCATTGTTTAATTATGAATGCTAATCCGTCATTGAATCCTGTGGTATTGAACGCGTTATCAAGATAATCAGCAACTTGTTTAAATACAGAAGGTCCATCTTTGTTGTCTGACTCTTTTATACCAAAGAATGATGATATCGATTTTGCTATTGAATTGCCTACGTCTGAAAATTGAGCACCAAATTTGTTGAAGTCTAAATTATTAAACATAGCCGTAACTAAAGACCCAGCAACAATTGACAATATAATACCACCCATTCCCAATACACCCAATGACGATGCAATTCCCTTAAATACACCAAGAGTGCCACCAACAACCGACCCTAATCCAGAAAAAATACTACCTATAATCGCCCCAGTAGTGCCGAAAGGTGCTCCCAACCCACCGAATATTGCACTGAATAAACCTTGATTACTTTTACTTGTTGGTGCAGAAGAAGTAGTTTTTTTAGTTTTTTCTGGTTTATCTAGTGCAGATTCGTAAGAACTTTCTCTTTCTTTTGATTTTAAGAATTGTGCATCAGCCCTTGTTGCGGCAGTGCCTACAGTTTTCTTAGTTATTTTAACGATATTCTGACGCATGATATTCATATCACGAGCCATACCAGGCAATACCATGCTATTTTTAGCCATGATAGAAGTATTAATTCGAATTACATTTAAAGACTTATCATCGAGTGATGAAGTATTGGCTGAAACACCAGCACCTTTACCGCCCTTTCCACCTTTATCTGAATACTTGTATGCTTTACCAAAAGAAGATTCTAGCATTGCACCTAATATGCCAGATTTAGGAAATAATCTACGTAAGTCGGAACGTTCTTTTGCTCGTTCTGACGAAGCTGAACTTAGAGAAGAAAATGTTCCTTCTCCGCTTGCAGTTTTTTGTCTGTAAATTTCTTCAAATCTACCTCTTTTTATTGCCATTTTTATTTCCTAGCTTGTTTTTGTTGTTCTAGTCTGTTTTTTTCTTGTTCTAAGAATTGCACTAATAAAGACATATAAATTTCCCTTTCCCACGGCATCATATTTTCTAATTCAGTAAGACTATATTTGTGATGGTGCATTAACGAAAAATTAGTCTTGAAATAGTTATTCAAATTTTCATGAGAAAGGCCTAGACGAAAAAATTCTGGATACCCTCTATCTCAATATCTTCATGATGTCCGCATTTATTACAATGAAACACGACTTCTTTTTTAACTTTAGGCATCGTATCAAAAAACTCTTTAATCTTATCTAAGTGTTCTTGTCTTAATCCATCAATGAACTCAAATATTTCATCGTCACTAAAATCTTTAGAATAATATATTTGGTCTTCATCATAAATGTAATCAATACATTTTGTTATTAATCCAAAAACAATATCATTTTCGGACTTATCCGCCATCGACTCAATCATTTCAAATGTAGGATATTTAAACACAATACCTAATTTATCTGATAATTCAACCTTACTAGAATGTCCTTCACCAAATATAGGGTTTATTTCTAGTACGTTTACTTCAATATCTACGATATTCTCACAATGTTTATCTTCACCCTCTTCATTTTGACCCACTACGTTGTTGCATTTATATTTAACTTTAACAACTTCACTCACAGACCTTGCTCTAAGATTTAGAAATAAAAACTCCAAATCAAATACAGGTAAAGTTTCAACATCAATTTCATCTAATACACAATTCTTAACAACTTTTTTGATTGAATCAACGACATCTTTAACTTCTACTGATTCTGACGCCATTAATAATAGTTTTTGTTCTTTAACTAAGAACGGTCTAAATCTAACTTTCTTTTTATTAGAAGGTAAAACACATTCATATTCAGGCACATCAATTCTAGGTAAAGCCATAGTAACTCCATTAATAATTAAACAAATAAATCCTGTGCTAAGTTATCTCCAGCACGTTGAAGAACTCTCTCACCAAAAGAACCAAATACTGCAGCGACCGCTTGAGCAATATCATATTTTCCTTTGTATATAACTTTATATTTTTGATACACAAACCTAACAGACACGCGATGGAAGTTATCGTCTGCCCAACTAACCGTTTGCGGTGCAATACCGACTGGAAAAGCGTCAACGAGTTCGACTGCGTATATCTGCTTAATAAAATCATCATATTGGACAATTTTAATATTGGTCATGTATCTTGTTGCTTCATCTTTAGAAAAACGTAGATTGTTTGTGTCTGGTGGCATAATGCATTCTAACCATCTATCAAACAGTTTTCTTTCGTAGAATTCATTGGTGCAAACAAACGTTAGTGTTATCTCATCGTATTGTGTTTGATATGGGACTTTATATGTTGGTCCATATACTTTAACGTCTGTAGTGAGAATTGTTTTACCAGGTAACTCTGTTTGCTCACATTGTAAAGCTAGATAACGCGATATTGTAGGACTAGACGATTCTTGACCTTCTGAAACACCTTTGTTAAAAGCATCCGCTATCGTTGAGTATATTGAATTAGGTAAATTAATCAACTTATCTAAAACACTTGTAGACACAAAGCTACCTACATAAGTAGGTATAGGTAATATCACTTCAAAACGGCTAGGTTTTGCTAACCCAGACTTCGCTTTGATATTAGATAAAAATAAATTAGGACTAAATGACATTAGAATTGTTTCCTTGATTCTGCGTAAACGAAATCTTTGTTGGCTTTTTCGAAGTTTTCTGCTGGTAACAACACGGCAATATCCCACTCGTCAGCATTTATTTCTAAAAACTGACTTTGCACATGACTATACAAATAACGTTTTACGCAAGCCGCAAATTGATAGTGTTTGGATGCTCTAGCCAATAAACCATAACTCAACCTTAATCTGGTGGTCGAGTCATATTTACTGTTAGTTGCATACTCACTTAAACTATCCAATAACAATAATCGTTGTCTAGGATGAATATAGTGTAAATTTAAACCAAGAAAACCATCTGGGTAATTCTCGATAGGTATCACAAGAGGAAACTTGTCGTAATATTTCAAAGTATCTTTAGTTTTTGGATCGTAAAAGTAAAAATACATTTTACCGATAATAGGCATTAAAACTTTACGTTTATTATCTCGCATGACAGTTTGTCTAGCATTAGCAAGGTCTTTTACCTTTTGTCTAATCCATTGACGAGCACGACGAGATCCTGATTGTTTACCAGTATCTTGTAGTTGGTCTTTTAGTCTATCTATTAAATAAGCCATGTTATATTTATAAGACTAAAACAAACCTAAATGTTTTTCAGTGACAACCACAAACTTCCATCCGTGTTCTTCGCAAAACTTATCAGCAGCTCTCCACTTTTCTTGATTGATTGCGTAGGTTGCCGCTTCAGTGATAAATCGAGATGTTTTACGTTTCTGTGTTGGCATTTTAGTCTGTGAGTCTGGTTTAACTTCAATGACATAAGTCATCACTGAACCATCTTTGCGTTTCATTTGAGCAATGAAGTCGGGAAAGTATCTATGTTTTTTATTATCTACAGGACTAACGTATGGAATAACAAGCTCTTCAGAATTCCACCAAATAACCTCAGGATGGGAGTCGAGCCATTTCATTACTCGTAATTCCCAACTGGACCTGTAGATTATATTATTAACATCACCCCGATACTTTTTTGGTATTGTTGGGTGAAATCTACCTTTATATGTTTTATGACCAAAACTCATATAAATATATAGTCAATCTAAAAGGATAAAGATGTCGCTATTCAATCTAAATGAAATATCATTCAAAGAGGATACTTTGTTTGATAAAATCAATCAAGGCAACTTAGGCCTGAACTCTATGTATATGAATAATATATTTAGATTTCCAGAAGATATCGGTAATTATGACAAAGGTCATTACATGATTATCAATATTGGACAACAAATCAAGACTAAGTATCGGTCTGCTGACGGTGATATGGGTCCAATGACTGTTGAAAGGAATTTAGGTGCACTACAACAAGAGATGGGAACATCTATCAATGCTGTTTCTGCGGGGACTAAAGTGTTGGGTGAAGCGGTATCTAGTGCAGTAGAATGGGGTAAGCAAGTAGTTGATACATTTAGTGTTGATTCAGTTAAAGTTATGCCTCTTACTGCGAATAGTAATAATACAGGCGCTCGTAAAATAATCAATGATGTGTCTTCCCAATTACAAAAGCCTAGTTTCCTCAGAACAGTGAGACTGACAACAGACACTATCGCGCTGTATATGCCTGACACATTACAATTTAGTTATAATCAAGGATATTCTGATTTGAGTATGAACCAGGGTATTCTTCCTGGACTTGCCTCTGCTGGTGATGCTGGAGTTTCTGCTATACAACAAATAGCAAGAGGTGGAGACATTAAATCTGCTGTTGCTGGTGCATTAAAAAATATGACACCATTTATAGGCACCAAACTTGCAGAAGCACTTTTACCGGGTGGTGTTGGTACTGCAATAGGTGCTTCGTTATTTGGTGCAGTATTAAATCCTCAATTAGAATTACTATATTCATCACCTGAATTTAGAACATTTAGATTTGAATTCATGATGTATCCTAGAAGTCAAAGTGAAGCTTTAAGTGTTCAGAAGATTATTAATAGACTACGTTTTCACCAAGCACCTGAATTACTACAAGGTGGTTCAGCGGGATTATTCTTAGTTCCACCTTCGGAGTTTGATATTAGTTTTTACTATAACGGTCAAGAAAATCCAAACATACCTTCAATATCTACTTGTGTACTAGTGAATATTGAAACAGACTATGCTCCTAATGGTCAGTTTGCAGCGTACGAAGTTCCTACTAGCTTCGGGGGTGAGGTTAAATTGGGCGGTACTGGTATGCCTGTTGGCATCAGACTTTCGTTAACATTCAAAGAAACACAAATACTCACGAAGTTTAATTATGCTGGATTACCTGGTGGTCAAACATCAGCTTCAACATAATCAACATAAGACACTCACAAATGGCAAAATATTTTAAATTATTTCCTAAAACATTCTATACACTAGCAAACAATGCTACTAGTGTTGAGACTGTTACTAACGTTATTGCCCGATATAACTTCGATGACGCATTTAAGAATAATAGTGCTGTATACTATAACTATAGGGTTAGAGATGGAGAGACTCCAGAAATTATTGCAGATAAATTGTATGGCTCATCAGAAAAGCATTGGGTTATCTTAAGTTATAACGATATCTATCATCCTCAGTTTGATTGGGTTTTAGAGTCTGCAAGTTTAAATAGGTTCATCGAAAATAAGTATTTACCAAGCGCAAACACTCTTGCTGGTCAAACAGGAACACAGTGGGCAAACGCTAACGTATATGGTTACTTTAATAAGATAACGCAAACTAACACAAAATTAAACAAGGTAATATCGGTAGAAGATATTCAGATAGACGCTAACACTTACGCAAACACAGCTACAGCAACAACTA